CAGATGGGGAAGTGAACTGTAGCAGATCCACCACGAATACCATTCTGGGTACAGCAGCGGACAGTAGCTTCAAACTTCTTAAGGAAAGGAATTACCCCGGTATGGCTGACCTCGCCACCACGGATCGAACTGTTGAGCCCACGGATTCTGCCAGCGTTGATCCCGATTCCAGCTCTTTGCGCAACGTATCTGCCAATAGCCATATCAGAGCTAAAGATAGAATCGAGACTGTCGTCGGAATCAATAAGAACGCAGCTAGCGTATTGCCTAAGGGGCGTTCTAACACCTGCCATAATAGGCGTTGGAATATTGATACGGTGCTTCGATGTTGCGTCATAATATCGTTTTACATAGGACATACGGGTTGCCTTAGGATAGCGGGAGAACATAGTCGCCGCAACCAAAAGGTACATAAATTGTGGAGTCTCATACATCTTATCAAATGTACGATCTTGGACTAGGTACTTGTCAACTACTTGACGAAGACCAGCAAAGGTAAAGATATAGTCACGATCATGGTCAATGATGCGATCAAACTCAGCAAACTCTTCATCTGAATATACTGAGAGGATTTCATCATCATACACACCAGCAGCCACACAGCGCTCTACCTGCTCCTTCACAGTGATCAATTCGTGAAGCTTACCATAAACCTGCTTACGTAGAGCAAACAGCATTAGACGGGCAGCTACGAACTGATAGTTGGGGTGCTCCAAGTCAATTAGATTGGAGGCAGAACTAACAAGAATGCGTTGGATTTGATCGGTAGTAATACCATCAAAGAATTGAATCTCCGAAGTCATTTCAACTTGGGATACTGATACGCCAGCTAATCCTTCACAGGCAGCTTCTACCATCACATGTAGCTTATTGATATCAAGAGGCTCACTAGCACCAGATCTTTTGATTACCTTGATGTCGCTATTCATAATCGTTTCCATTCGTTATACTTAATTGTTGCTGTGAGTGATTGGTATGTATTTGATTCTAGCATGGAATTGACTTCTATGCCTTGTAGAACCATATCGTTTAAGTCTTTTTCTATAATACGTGACGGGAAAATAACAACCTTTTTACCTTGTTTAATTGCCTTCTCAATACGGGCACAGATTTCTTTGTTTCTTGGTTCGTTATCGTAAACGTATACTAGATCATTTATTTGTAGAGTATCTAGGTCAACATCAGCACCACACATTGCGATACCGTTATTGATAAAAGTAGAATCAAATGGACCTTCTACCACATAGACAGTCTTGTTCGTGTCTACTGTATCCATCCCATACACTTTGGGGTGGTCATCATTGAGCATGATGGTAATGTATTTAACCTTGCTAGGACCAAGGGCTCTTCCTTGGAAACCAAACAAGTCTCCATCTGCCGTATATAAAGGGATTACAATACGTGCGTCATCATATTGAGTGCTATCGAATGCCTTAGTAAGTGTGTTTGCCCACTTCTTAAATGTTGGTGTGTAGTAAAACTTGTCTGGGTCTAACTTACGATTTACCAAATAGGCTTTAGCTTGCTCGTTCTCGGATGCTTTAGGTAATCTAATCTTTGTCTTTCTAGTGAAAGTAGGTGCCTTGAAGTCAAGTTTAGGAGTTGGTGTAGAGAAGTTTTTGCCTGTGTGACCTTCCTTAAACTTCTCCATAACATATTGCTTATGAAGGACTGGATCCAACTTCTTAATGAAATTGTTTAGTGACATACTGGATCCACAGTTATGACACTTAAAATTAGTATTGTTTTTTACTGTGTAGAGGTAGCCTCTCGTTTTGGTTTTGTTCTTAGAAGAGTCCCCACAGATGGGGCAGCGGAAATTAAAAAGATCCGCCTTTGTTCTTTTGAACTTTTCCAAACGAGAGGAGACCAAGTTCACATATTTTGAATCAACAAAATCCATTATGAAGTTAGAGCTTAGTTCCTTGGAACCATTATAGCAGATTTATCCGTATGATGAAGCATATTGAACGCGATGGGGGACTGTAGTATAAGTGTCACAGCAAGAGCGACACCTAACCCAACCCAAATTCGACGTTCTACTGATCGGAGTCTGACGGAATAAGCTTCCATCTTCTCATCCAACCGTTCTTCTAACTCATCGATATCCTTAGCCGTTTCGGCGGCAGTTTCGCGAGCGAAGTCTAGTTTTTCCTCGTGGACAGCAAGCATTCTACTTACGTTTACACTTAGATCACTCAATTTTTCAATTGTAGCATCCAAGCGAGAGATAACCTCTACCATGTTACCCAACTTTTCTTCAAGGACTGCTAACTTAATGTTATCGGGGTCCCTTTCTAGCATTTTTTGCTCCTTTGGTAGGTTTTACAGCTTGACGGTAAAACATATTGAGCTTCTTGTATTTGCGTTTGCGGAAGTCTACTGGAGCATCATAGCCAGCAACTGGACCTTTGGAGTCAGCAGCACCAGAAAAACCAGGTTTCCCAGGAGAGGATTGGGTAGTCATACCACCAACGGCAGCACCAGCACCCATATCTTCCTTAAGACGCCTATAGCACTCTAGGATTTTGTCTACCTTATTCTCCATCGATAATCTCCAGTTGATCTAGGCAGTTTTGATCCAGCTCTATATCGTCAATCATGCTTCTAGGGAACTCTGGGAGTTTATTTAAGAAGACAAGAAAGCTTTTTATAGATGACCACAAGTCTCGTTCTAGGTTATAGAAGAGTAGTGGAACCGCAGCATCCCCAAATACATTGAAGAGCACTGTCAGATGATTAAGAATCAAGTGTGTCTTCAGCGTATTAGTATTAATGTAGCGTCTTAGTAGACGCTTCACATATTTGATCTTTTTCAAATCGTCATCAAAGTCTTCACGAGTAACCGCATGGGGATTATCGTAAAACTTGATCGCGAATATGAGATAATTATCATCATTCAGTTCGTTAAATCTCATAATCCCCCTATATTATATCCAAGCTACCTATCAGGCAGGGAATGGGCGATTACCAGTCTCGATACCAGATGCTGCGACAAAAGTCTCAGTCTTAGTACGAAGCTCACCGTGCATATCAACGTAGGTCATAATGCCGACCCAACCAGCGTGAATTCCACCAGGAATTGTTGTGCTAGTTCCAGCAGTACCAGTAGGCTCAATAGCATCAATACCTGCTGTAGAAATGCCAGCAATAACCTGAGTTCTAATTGTTGAAATTCCAGTTAGAGTATTTGCTGCACTTTCAGCATATGCGGGATCGTTCTTTAGACTAATAGGTTGAGTGGAATATGTTGCGTCATATGTGCCTGCAGCAACAGCAGACATCTTACCACAACGTGCTAGATCATCACTCAATAGTGATTCGATTACTAGGAAGCCATCTTCACCGGGCTCTGTTCCTAGTAGGATTGTAGTTCCAGTTGATACGCCAGCGAAAGTTGTTCCTTCTGCTGTCCAGAAGTCAGAGCTAGCAGTACCGACAACCACTACGGATGTTGGAGCGGCAGGAGAAAAATCACCTCCTACTAAATTGTCTTGATTTCCCCAGAGTGCCATTTGTAATTCCTTTTGTAATTTAATTACCGTAGCTTTATTTATAATAAAAAAAGACCCAGCTTTCGCTGAGTCTTTAAAGTTATCTACCGAACATTATTTTTCTAATAAGCTTAGAAAATTGCTCTAATATCTCGAATAGAAAAGATAGTACTCCGTTTGCCTTTACTAGTTTAGTCTCACCAAGAGCTTCTGATATTAATAGAAGACCAGTGAGAATCCAGAACAACCCGTGGGTTGAGGCAAAACATTCGATCACTTAGCCTCTTCAGGAAGAAGTGCCTTGCGTACAGTTGCGACGATTAGGTCATCAACGGAATTATCGGTGGAGGCAGAATAACGCTCAAGTAATTCTACTACGAGCTTTTTAACTTCAGCAGATTCATACAACCACATTAGAACGGGCTTACAAAGTTCTACTAGCTTAGACATAGGGGTTACCTATAAACTGCATCTTTATTTATACACCAGAACCATTAGGAACCACACCTTTCTCTAAAGGTAGGTCAGGACCACTGGGATCATTAGGTCTACGGTCTCCAGGAGCTTCACCCTTGTTCTTATAACGCTTGGGCTTACCCTTTGGATTCATATGCCCTA